ATAATTAATGTTCCTGGTTTTGGTTTAAGATGAAATTGTTCGTGACCTGCCCATACACCTTTTAAGTCTGGTTTCATATGTAATTTTGTACATCTTGCACCAGTCTTTGGTTCGTGAAATATTGGAAAAGAAGTTTTATCACTACATTTTAAAAAGTAGAAACCTGATACGTGTTGGTTCCAATGTATGTGTGCTGAATGATGACCACCACCTTTTTTAGCAAACTCTTGCACCCATAGCTCACTAAACATAGTTGTGTATTTTGACATATCATAACCTTGGTGATCTAAATATTCCCAAGACTTTTGACCGATATAATTTCTAAAATCTAAAAAATCATTATCAGCTGTAAGTGGTGTTGAATGATAGGATCTTCCAAAGTCACCGTGTTTTTTTATAAATTCTTTTTCTCTTTTACGAGCATCACTAATATATTTGTTACTCGCTTTGTTTAATGATTTAACAAACTCTGGTTTTTCCTCGCTCCATATTACAGTTGGAAAATAACTATTTATATACATTATCTAAAAGGCCTCCCTAAATGCCATACCACAAGACTATATCTTGTGCCTGATGTTACTGGTTTAACTCTAT